CGTGTCCAAACTCGCTGTACTTCGCCACGCTTCACGTATCTCACCTGTTTTGCGGTTCACATACTCTGTACGGAATATCTGAGGATTTACAATCTTCTTGAACATCTCTTGTTTCACGTATTCGGGTGTTTCGCCATATTCAAGAGCGAACCACGCAAAGAGGAGGTGTATGTAATTATTCTGAGAGTAGGTGCGTTTAGGGTTCTTTTCGATGATTTCAAAGGTCTTCTTCTTTTCGATGAGAAACGCTAAACGCTCCTTTGCTCTTTGTATATCAAACTCGTTGGTTGCGTTGAAAATCATAGTTTTTTATCTTTGAAAGCAAGGCAGGACTCGAACCTGCTACTATCCCGATTGATACTTGCTTTTTGTTGTGTTAATTATCTAACGTTCAAGGAACTCCGCTATTAATTCCTTTGTTTTTTCATATACAACTTCGCCGTTTTCCGTAACTTTACTAACGTAATAATCTATTCCATTTACACAGTCAGGTTCTTCATCTTCAAGATACTCAAATGGACTTTCTTCAAAAATATCCATTGCTTCTTCATAGCTTTCTGCTTCTACAATAGCCGTGTACTCACTTTCTTCCACGTGGTTAAATTTAATTACATACTTGTTCATTTTTTATTTATTTTAAATTGTTTTCTAAAAAGGCATTCCGTCATCTTCTTGTGCTGGTGCTTGTCCCATATTATTAAACATCGTTCCCTGCTGATATTGCGGTTGCCCTTGTTGCGTTACTTGCGCTGGGGGTGTATATCCCTGTGGTGCTTGTGCGTAACCTTGTGGTGCTTGCTGGTACTGTTGTGTTTGTTGTGATACATTCGTGGTTTGAATAAGTTCTATTTTCCAACCTGCAACCGTATTGAAGTACTTAATATCACCTTGCTGACTTATCCATTCACGACCTTGCAGGTTAAAGTGTATCTTAACTATTTGACCTATACGCAAGTTGTCTAACAATGCGCAATTGCCTTGTGCAAATTGAATGATAATATCTTGTGGATATTGCCCATCGGTGGTGATAACCAAATCACGCTTTTGAAAGCCATTTTGTCCTACTGTTTCAGTAGCAAATATTAATTTAATTTGTCCTTGTATTTCCATAGTTATAATAAAGGTTTTGCGATTTCTAATAGTTCTTTTTGTTCTTCAAGGAATTTATTTCTGATTTCTTTAGATTTAAAAGCAAGTATTCTCTTAATGTTATAAGTATTATCTATTTCAATTTTTTCCCTTGATACAATTATAACATATTTCAGCACATTAGTATTACTCCAATCAGGTCTCCAACCCTTATTGTAATAGTCTCTGAGAAATAGAAGTTTTAAAAGTGCCATCGTTGCATCAACAAGTCTCTCACTCGGTGCTTCTAAACAGTCTGGTAGATAGTAATAATCACCTTTTTTGTGTGCTTCTTTAATAACTTCCTCAAAAGTTGGTGCAGGTGCTTTTTGCTCAAAACCTTGTAGTTCTACTTTGTAAGGTTTAGTCGAGAGTGTTGGAAATTGGTCTTCATAATAATAACCTCCACTAACATATTCCGCTTCACCATATTCACTGAATGAAACAGTTATTAAACCATTGTTTTCTATTTTTGTAATTTTACCTTCCTTATCAGGAAAGTTTACTTGGTCATACACCTTCATTCCTACTTTAAATACTGTTTTCATTTTTCTTTAATTTAAATTCAATACCTTCAGATTTATAATCACATAATTTATAAATGATGGCGAGTAAATCGTATAGTTTTTGATTTATCTGCTTCTTTTCTACTTCCTCAGGCAAAAACATTCTTTCAAAAATTTCAAGCAGACGAGCTTCCTCATAAGTAGCAGATAAATTATTTTTGCCCTTTATCTCATACCCTTCATAACCTTTCCACTTGTCATTAAAAACAATAGGTCTTTCGTGGTCTAATTCTCTTATCTTTACAATAGAGTGCCTTATTCTCATCCTATCATCTGTGGAAATTCCTTTGTCTTTCAAAAATTCCATTATCTCGAATAATATGTTATTCCTTTTTGCTTCTCTTTCTTTTGCTGTATCCATATTCCATTATTTTACTTATAAAAACTTCTACTTTTATGCAGTTTTTTCATTAAAAATCTTCTTGTCAGTAATGAGTTCTCTGTTGCCTTCCAAAAACTCAATAAACCGCTCGCATACCTCCCTTAATTGTGGTATATCTAACTTAGGCATATAAGTGTAAACCTCTTTATACACACTCTTAAAATCGGTGACTAAATACTCAAAATTACTTATCTCAATACCTTGCTGGTTCAAGCAGTAAGGATATACTATGTGCTGCCAATTGTTGCGGTACTTGAAAGCGTTATACTTGCCTGTTGTCTTTAAATCTACCACCTTAAAGGGTAGCAAATAGTCTAAATAACCATACAAAAAGACTTCGCCATATTGAGTACTAATAGTGCCTTCTACACGATACTGAGTAAGTGCGTTTTCCTCTTTCAAAGGTGTCGCTATGCTCTTAGCAAGTTCCTTTGAAAATACGAACGACCTACCATTGATTATTGCCATTATTACCTCGCCCTCGCTGTGAATATCTATCTTAGTACTCTTGTGCCCCTCAACTATACAATCTATCACCTCATTGAATGCTGTACCCTTGTCAGCGGCTTCACTCTCGAATGGCACTCTATTAATGCGGTTAATGAGTTCTTGAAAGGCTTGACGCTCGTACTCGTCCTCTGTCAGCGTTGGGGCTTCTGATGAGCCCCAAAACTGCTGATAGATTACTGACGAATTAAGATAGTTTGTAAAACTATCCAACAAAGTAGGATATATGTTATACTGCTTCATACTGCTTGCTTTCTTTGTTAAATTTTGCATTCAAAGTCGCCGCTTTCTCATTGAGTTTGCGACCCGCTACTATCTTAGAGTTGCCGATATGTTGCCACTCCTGTATTCGTTGAGCAGTTTCATTAAGGCTGTCTATATCTGTGATAACTGCTATATTGTCGTCAATCTCTTTAATGAGCTTTTGGTATGCTTCATTAGCCTTGCGGTGTTGTTCCAATCGTGCATTGTACGCCTCAATTACGTGCGTTGTGAAGAAGTCGTTAGGTGCGGTAGGGTTGCCTTGCTCATCGATGATAGTAGGTATCTTGAACAATGGAGGTAAGTTGCACGAGTTCTTACCGTCATTACGTGAGGTAGGATCAAAGGTAATAGTACGCTCACGTCCTTGCGCTTCCACATACCCTACAAGGTCTAACTCTGTCACGAGATTGTCATAGTTTGTGCCTCCGAATTGAGGAATGTAGCGAGTGTCGTCGCCCTCTGTTTTTGTTTCCCTGTGAGCGACGAATACCACGTGCTTGTTCATTATGCTAATGCGTTTTACAAGCGACGAAAACATCATTTTGCGCTCTCCAAAGCCTTGTAGTGTTAGCATACCATTTGCTTTTCCCATCTTTGGATTATTCTTAATGATATACTCGCCCATAAAGTCTAACATTTTTCCCCCTGTATCAATAACAAAGGTCTCATAAGGAGTTAGATTCTCATTCGCAAGCACGTCCAAGAAGTCCTGATAAGAGCGAATCTGTACAGTGTCCACATCTTGTAAGTGTGCAAAGTTCACACGGTGCACTCCATTGTCAAAGTCAAAAAGTAATGGCTTTGGTGATGATAGCGCAAGGGTAGTCTTCCCTGTCCCAGCCTGCCCATATATAAGGGCTTTAATTTTAGTCTGAATTGT